TTTGGGTTCGTCTGACATGTGATACAAGAAATAGTGAAATACCTGTTCTCTCGACTAGAGAACGTAAGCGGGTCATTGTTTGATCCAGCATTCTCCTCTCATCTCCTTCGAGTCCAGACATGAGAATACTGATGTGGTCTAAGAATACAAAACGACACTCCAATCCACTGGCAAGGTACTCGATTCTGTTAAAAATAATGTCAGGATCAAAAGAGCCAAAGCCATCGAACATGTAAAGATTCCAATTAGCAATGGTAGAACGAAAATACTCTTTAAGTTGTTGCTCATTGTATTCTCCAAGGTGTAGGTTTTTACCAACAGCCGAAGACATTAATCCGAGGGCTGTTCGTTTATTGTTTGCCTCAAGCTCCACGACCCCAACTGATTCCCCACTCTGGAGCAGGTCAGTTGCAAGTTGACGACAGAATGAGGTCTTTCCGCTACCAGTGCCAGCAGTAATGGTGATAAGCTCCCCATGCCTGATCCCGTGTAGCTTCTCGTTGAGTCCTTTGAATGGGTATTCATGGGCGCATGGTGCTTCGGGTGTAGTTATTAATTCAAGTAACGATTTAGCATCAACAATTCCGTCAGGGCGATACGTCTTTGCGTCCCAGATAGCTTTGCGTATTGCTTCGGGGTCACCTGCCTGAAGGGCTTCAGACGCATCCTTGTATTTCTCAAGTACAGCAATTTTTGCTTTTCCAGCTGGTAAAAGTTCAGCGCACTCGATAGCTGCCTTACGGCCTGCATCATCATTGTCGTAAAAGAATACAACTTCTTCATAACCTTGTGTTAAGTCTAGTACTTTTTGTAGGTCTTTTTTAGCCCCCGCAGCACCGTTAGGTACTGACATATGAGGCCATTTTGGCATAGCTGCGTGTCCTGAGACAGCATCCATCTCCCCTTCATAGAGGGTCAGTCTTGACCCCTTATCTGGAAATAGATTCTGTCCGAAGAATTGACCATCCTCGTTTCTACCGTCCCAGTAGAAGTCTTTGTCCTTTGTTTTAACCTTAGCTGCAACTACCTGACCTTTCTTATTAAAGTAATGGAAACGTAAAACGTCCCCATCCTTATGTACTCGGTACTTACGGCAGTCCTCTTCACTTAGTCCACGTTTGTTTAAACGTACTGGATTACCTTTCAACATAGTTTTACGAGAGGTGCTGGTTTTTTCATACTCAGGTCGATCTTCCTGCGATGATGGTGGTTCTCCAGATTCATAGTGGTCACATACAAAACAATAAGTATGTCCGTCAGAATAACGGGAGCAACCGTCTGAAGAACCGCAATGTTGACAAGGCTCGTGATATAAGAACTCTGATTGTTCATGGTTTGAGCCAGTTGAGTGGGATTGCATAATAAGCACACCACGGGAAACCGTGTTTCTCGGCCCACATGGCATAAGTTGTCTTCGAGTTTTTATTTATTTTATTATAGGGTGCTTGAAATACGAAACGAATATCTAACTCTGGATGCTGCCTCTTGACGGCAAGCATCTTACGCCTGTCTGAGGGCTTAAAAAAACCCTTAGCTTCTAGGTATATATCCCTAACCTTGAAGTCAGGGATGTAATTAGCTTCTATAAAGTAATTTAATTTAGTACATTCGTACTCATAGTTAACCTCTAACTCGTCAAGTAAATCAGCCACCTGTTCTTCTAGGCGGCTACGCATTAGAAGTCTTCATCCTGATCTTCCATTGAACAAGGTGATGCATCAAATATTTCAGGTGCATCTATCTTAAATCCTGTAGTGCTACCACCAAAGGTTTTCAACGCTTCTTCAGCAGACATATTACCTTGATCGGTAACACCAGCACCGTTATTAAGACTAATAACTTGTACTGCCTTAAGCTTAAGAGATGTACCTATATCCCCAGCTGGCATGATGTAAGGCTTCTGAATGAAAGCTAACTTAACTGTACTACCATTATAGATTGGTGTTTCTTTATCTGTAATTAAGGTACCCTCTGTATCAACGATAGCAGGGAATAACTTATCCTTATCTTTCCATGAGAATCTAACCTGATAGGTGCCAGGATTGTTCTCTAACTCCTCCCAAGGCTCAGGTTTTACAGTAACCCTCTTAGGGTTCTTAGCTTTTGATCGTGCCCAATCAAGAGCAGATTCTCTTTCTTCTTCTAACTTAGACACTATACTCTTAGGGAGTAGGGCTGATAGTTTATAGCCCCAATCCCCAGGTTTTAGTATAGCTTGGAACCCATCAAGTACGACGGGTTCAGGGGTGACATAAGTGGTCATGATGGTGGTTAACAAAAAAAGTAAGTGGACTTTTCTACTACTTCGGGATCTAGTGTCCCTACTATAGGGGGCGGTTCTGATGCATTGATGGCTTCACCAAATCGTGTAAGCCAGCAGTCGCTTGTGAATATCTCCTTGTAGGTTTTACGCACAAGCTCATTGAGTGTTCCCATGTCTGTTGCTCTAGTAAGTACTGAGTCATGGATAACGGTAAATGGTCCATTGAACTGTTGAAAAGAACGGTGCAACAGGGACGCATCGATGGAGTGGATATAATTGGGTGCAGTACTTAACCTATGCTTTCTAGGGCATGGTGTGACTGTACCTGATGGTATCCTTATGGAAGTTCTACCTAATAATTGTAGCTCCATTCGTAATGTGTCAATGTGATCACGCCTCTGATTTACTATAAAACCAGATGGTGTTTGCCATTGAACTACTTGACCTCCATTCTTAATATATTCTCCTACATGTTTCTTGATCCAACGCATTACACGCATTGGGCCAGGAACTATAGCATCCATGCTTTCATAGACTGCATTAACTACCTGAGTTAACTCCTCGGTGGTTGGTTCTATACCCTGTTCTTTAAGAGCTTCTCGGATGTACGTCCTCGAACTATCTTTAGTTGAATTGTAGGGTATGGTCATTACGGTACGCTTTGTGGTTTTCCGTACCATCCAAGGATGCATGTACTCAGGTAAGTATTTCTTAGCCTCTGTGGCTACAGCTTTGTAAGCATCACTAGGTTTGTCAGCAGGGGCAACGTTAACAAGTTCAGCTGTTGATTTATCTTTAGCTAAACCTGCTAGTATTTGTAGCCCTGAACAGGTAGCATCTACCGCTACCATTAGACCTGTAGTTTTCTTGTCACGTTTAATACAACAGTGGTAGTGTTCATGACATGCTGCCATGAATTGCCACGGTTCTTCTACCTTTTCCCAATCGGGAAGGTTATCTATCGGGTCTAATGCAACCCTTGTGATTAAGTCTTTATTATCCTCTACCCATTTAAGACGATCAGACATAGTATCCTTATCCAAACCAGCCGTTGTAGCTACTTGGAAAGACAACCATTTCTCAGCATCTTTAGTGAGAGGTGACTCATCAGCAAACCTTATAAGGGCTTTACCAAAGTCCGTATCTTGTGGTGTTAAGAATGCAGGTATAGGGTATGCTCTACCCCTATAGTCAAACGACCAGGGTAGGTAATAATACTCTTCATACCTAAACTTCTCAGCTGCTTCAAGTTGTGTTCTAGTTCTTACTGATCTTTTGAAATTAATTCGATCAGCATTATAAGCTTCAGCAGTTTCTCTCCTCCACGCCAGACTTTTCTCACTATCCTCGTCAGCGTCAGGAGGTCTTGGAGGTTTGTAAGCTTCAGTAATAGGAATAAACTTTCCTACACTTCTCTTCAACTTCTTCAAGACTTGTGCTGTATCTAGTACAACTGTATTCACACGGTACTTAACGTTCTGAAGCTTGTTTAAGAAAGCCATCGGAACCTTCCCGTGTATTATGGTGGGGTTACCCCTGCGAGTGAGTTGGTGACCCTTCATCATACGGTTAGTGATATAACCACCGTAGATAATACCACCGTTCTCATCGTAATCCCATTGATCTGGGGTTACTAACATAGGCCAAGGTATACCAGCAAATAACTCAGCTGATTTAATTAACTGTTCACGTTTACTCTTGAATAAATCTGTAGGTACCACCCTATAATCGTATTTCTTTTTAGATTTACGTTTCTTATCTACAGTAAACCAACCTGTTGTGTCCATTAACAATACAAAGCCCCATCTACCTAAGCTAATCTTAGTCTTCAAAGGCCAAGAAGGCCAGCGTATATCACGCTCACCAAACTTTTGACTGGCTATTGTTTGCTTCTGTTGG